CTGGCGCTGGAAGTGTGAATGATATATTCGAAGCAATGTTTGGCAGAGGATTTGCACAACAGCAACGCCCACAAAAAAATAGCGATGTTAAAATTGCCGTAAATATTACACTACGTGATGTTATGGAAGGCAGAGATATTTTAGCCACATACAAACTACCAAATGGTTTAGAAAGTAGTGCTAGTATAAAGATACAACAAGGTGTCCAAAACGGACAAGTAATTAGATATCAAGGCTTAGGTGACAACGCTAATCCACGTTTGCCAAGAGGCGATTTATTAGTACAAGTCCGAGTTCAAGCACATCCAAGATACGATCGTGATGGCATAAACTTACATTCTAATATAGACGTAAGTGTATTTGACTTAATGTTAGGCACTGTAATACTAATTGATAAGTTGACAGGCGGTCCTTTACGTGTTACAATACCTAAGAGTACTGCGCCTGGTACAACATTAAGTGTAGGTGGGCAAGGTATACCGGACCCAAGACAAGGACGTACTGGACATTTGTATTTGCATATTAAAGGAACCCTTCCCCAATTAAATACTATAGAAGAAGAAAAGGTAAAAAAGTTATATGATGAACTTAGTAATCGCACCTGATCCACAGCTTGAAAAAGCAACGGATGTTTACGACCACGAATACTTTGGACACCCAGCTCCAAAGGCACTTGACATGATCGACGTTATGAATAAGTACGGCGGCGTTGGCATAAGTGCTAACCAAGTAGGGTTTCCTGGACAAATTTTTGTAATGAAAGCATTTCTTAATAAACAGCATGGCGACATTCTTACAGTTATTAATCCAGAAATCAAAGGACTTAGTAAAGAAATTGAACTAGGACCTGAAGGATGTCTTAGTCATCCAGGACTAATACTAAAAGTAAAACGCCCAATTAGTTGTGTTGTTGGATTTGATACCTTGACAAGTGACTATAAAAATGTTATACATGTAGAGATGAAACTGGACGACATTGATGCTAGAATTTTTCTACACGAATACGATCATCTACATGGCATCCAATACATTGACAGAGTAAGTAAGTTTAAACTTAAACGTGCTGAAACAAAACGTATAAAAGATATTAAAAAGGCAGTAAGAAAAAATGGTTGAACCGAGTACAGAGTTACAAGCAGTATTTGACAAAGCAGTTGGAGATGCAAAAAAGTTAAAACATGAATATGTTACACTTGAACATCTTACATTTGCTATGCTATGTGAAGAAAACTTTCAAGAGGCATTAGAAGAATATGGTGCTGATGTTGACTTACTTAAAAGTGAGCTCGAAAACTATATTAAGCAACTTGAGCAAATTAAAATTGATACTGAAACTGTTAGTAAAAAGTGGAAGCCTAAAAAAACACAAACTGTTGAACGTGTACTGAATAGAGCGTTTGCACAGGTATTGTTTCAAGGCAGAAGCAAAATTGAAATCGGTGATGTGTTTACAAGTATACTAGGCGAAAAGCGTAGCTTTGCATACTATGCAACACACAAGGCTAAAATTACAAAAGCTGAATGGCAAGCATTTGTTAACATTGCAATTGGAGAGCAAGAAGAAGAACAAGAACTGCAAGAAAATGCAGGCGCTGCTAACCAAGCTATTCGACAGTTTACAGATGATTTAAATGCACAGGTTAAGTCAGGTAAGATTGATCCTGTAATTGGACGTCATGACGAACTAAGTAGTGTTGCACTAGCATTGGGTCGTCGTAGTAAAAGTAATGTGCTAATGGTAGGTGACCCAGGCGTTGGTAAAACTGCTATTGCAGAAGGACTTGCTTGGAAAATTGTTAATGGTGAAACACCAGAGTTTTTAAAAGAGTATAATGTGTATGCACTCGACATTGGTGCTATGCTTGCTGGTAGTAAGTATCGCGGAGACTTTGAAGAACGTTTTAAACTAGTGTTAGCCGGACTGCAAAAGAAAGGCAAAACTATTATGTTTATTGACGAAGCGCATATGATTAGTGGCGCTGGTGCAGGCGGACAAAATAGCAGCAACGATTTGGCTAACTTACTAAAGCCTGCATTGGGCAAGGGTAACTTAAAAGTTGTTGCTTCAACTACATGGGAAGAGTATCGCAAGTTCTTTGAAAAGGATCGTGCATTGATGCGTCGATTCCAGCGTGTAAGTGTTGACGAACCAAGTGAAGAAACTACACTTGAAATTCTAAAAGGTATTGTAGGATACTACGAAGACTTCCATGGTGTAAAAATTACAGAAGATGCAATGGCTTCAGCAGTAAAACTTAGTGTAAAATATCAACCTGATAAGAAGCTACCAGATAAAGCAATCGACTTGCTGGACGTAGCATGTTCACGCTTTAAAGTAAACGATCAAACAGAAGACTTGGTTGTTACCGAAGAAGAAATTCAGTTTGAACTTGCTAAAATGGTAAAACTACCCGAAGAGCAAGTAGCAGAACGTGAAGCTGAGAATCTAAAAGATCTTGAAAAGAATATGAAAGGTAGTGTGTTTGGACAAGACGATGCTATTGAAGGTATTGTAGATAAGATTCTTGTAGCGCAAGCAGGACTAAAGCCTGATGATAAACCAATTGGATCTTTTGTGTTTATGGGCCCAACTGGCACAGGTAAAACAGAAACTGCAAAAGCTCTTTCAACAAACATGGGCATTCCGCTAGTACGTTTTGATATGAGTGAGTATCAAGAGAAGCACAGTGTTGCTAAACTTATTGGTGCTCCTCCAGGCTATGTTGGGTTTGATGACGATGCTGGACAGTTAATTGTAAAACTACAAGAAAATCCTAACTGTGTATTGCTACTAGACGAAATTGAAAAAGCACACCCAGATGTTAGTAGCGTACTATTGCAGCTAATGGATAATGGCAAAGTTACAGGATCAAATGGCAAAGAAGCAGATGCACGTAATGTTGTATTAATTCTTACAACTAACTTGGGTGCAGCAGAAGCTGAGAAAAATGCTATCGGGTTTGGCTCAGAGGAAACTGAGTACGAAGATACTAGTATAAAAAATTACTTTAAGCCAGAGTTTAGAAATAGACTTGATGCTACAATTACATTTGCTAAACTAGGCAAGCCTGTAATGATGAAAATTGTCGGGAAGTTTATGAAAGAACTCAAAGACATGGTCAAACAAAAAGATGTTAAGTTTACTATTACAGACGAAGCGTTGGACTACTTAGTTGACAAAGGATTTGATCCTAAAATGGGTGCAAGGCCTTTGCAGCGTGTAATTGATAAAGATATCAAACGTCCGTTGTCAAGAGCACTACTATTTGGTGACTTGAAAAACGGCGGCGACATTGTTATTAAACTTGTTGATGACAAAATTGAACTAGAAGTTGAACAAGTTGTTGAAGAAGTTTGAAACCAAAAAACTACACTACGGACGATTTCTATATAAAGTAGTCGTCCGTAGTCCATTAGCAAGTGTGTTTAGAACTGAAATGCAACGCAACGGCAAACTAAGTTATGCACGTAGCCAAATTGATAGTTACAAACTTTCAGCAAAATTAGGACTACCGTTAAAGAAGACTACGTGGCGTAGTGAGTTACATCTTGATTCTAATGACATAACAGATGCTGATAAAATTTGCAGATTGTTATTACATAGTAAAGAATATTTAGTACGTTGTGAATATAATACACTAATAATCTATAGTAATGATAAAAAACTTCTAACTACAATTTCAAAGTTTGAAATTGCTGAAGAATTTTGGGAACCTGATACAGCAAGTATTAAATACTTACAATCTAATGCAAACATTATACTTAGTGACAAAAAAACAAACTTTCCAATTAAATTAACGTTTGGACAGAAAACAGCAAAGCGTTCAATGGGCACATGGCTACAAAACAACACTGACAAAGCACGTTGTGGGCCTGTACTAATGAAAAACTTTCTTAATAGAGAGCGTTGGATCAAAGGACAATATATTTTTGTACGTGACGAAAAAGTTTTATTCATGGTACAACTGATTTGCGGTGACAATATTACTCGTATCGATAAAATTGTGTACAAGGAAGATATTGATAAATAGTATTAATAAACCTATAAGGATACATCATGGAACATTTTGTAAGATTAGTAATGGAAAAGACTCAAGTCAAATTAGACGAAAGTATTTTTACAGAACAAAACATTTATGAAGCAGTAGAAAACACTTATGTTGAATTGCCTCTGCCACGTGAGCTTAGTGAGTCAGAAGCAGACGAATACGCACAGCGTTTAGCCGATCTTATGTTTGAAAATGGTCACAAAGATTTTGACATTGAAATTATGTCGAATGAAGATGCAATCGACGAAGTTACATACGACGATGACGACGACTTTTATGAAGACTACGGCGACATGTGGTTTAACACAGATTATCTTGATGAAGCCGAATATCAAGGACGCAAAGTAGCACTTGGTAAGCCAATGGCAGGTGACACTAAAAAGTTTAAAGTATACGTTAAGAATCCAAAAGGCAATGTAGTTAAAGTTAACTTTGGACAAAAAGGTGTAAAAATTAAAAAAGGCAATCCAGCACGTAGACGTTCGTTTAGAGCAAGACACAACTGCGATAATCCTGGACCAAGACATAAAGCAAGATATTGGAGTTGCAGAAAATGGTAAAAACAGTCGCAGATGAAATTAGAGAAATGGGCGATCGCCTAACAGCACTATTAGATCAACGAGCAGTTGACGAAGCGGGCGGGTATTATACACAACCGGTATACGACCTAATTAAAAAACACGGTATTGAAAAAGTAATGCATGAGCTACTAACATCTTTAGATGGTGATGCAATTCAAAGTTTTTTACAACGTGCGAATTTTGAGGACTAAACAATGGTAAAACGCAACGAAATCTTAGAAAACGATATGATGGACAACAGTCCTGAAAACAAAGTTGGTGGTGAGCTACCATTTGATGTACTTGACGATGTTGTTGTGTTCATGCAGAATGATCCAGACTTTTATAGAACCGAAACGTATCCAACATTAGTTAATGTACAAAAAGCAATAAACAACGGCGGCAAGTTTAATAAGAAACAAATGTTTCCAATGATTGACAAGGCTGTTGAATCGTATGTTAACAAGTTTAAGATTCCAAAACGTAACGATCGTGTAATTGGTACTGATGCTGAGAAGATAGAATGTGCTACTAGGCTTTTAAATGCCGAGAAGGAAAACTTTCGCAACAAGGAATACTAATGCGTTACCGTGAATTTAAAATACTCACTGAAGCTAAAGTAGGCCGAGAGTACCAACACTTAGAAGACTTAGTATTTGTCGACGGCAGTGCTGGTGCGCAAAAAGCAACAGACATACTTAGTAAAATGGGCAGCGACAGTAGTGACATTGCTATCAAGTGGGATGGATATCCTACAATGTATTACGGCAGAGAGCCAAGTGGTAAATTTGTACTAGTAGGCAAAAACGGCTGGGGACGAAATAAAAGCTACTCTTCAGAAGACTTATATAAGTTTATTACCAATACAGGTAAAGGCGAAGAGTGGCGTGAGCGTTTTGCTAGTGAAATGGCTGGTATTTTTAAAGTCATGGAAGCAGCAACTCCTCCTAACTTTAGAGGCTATATCTACGGCGATATACTTTATCATCCAGGTAAGCCAGTTACAAAAACTGACGAAGGCTTACAGTTTACACCAAACTTAGTAACATATACTGTTGACCCTAACAGCGAACTAGGCAAGCGTGTAGCAAACAGTACAGTGGGTGTAACAGTACACACACGCTACGAAAACTTTGGAGACAGTACTGGTACACCTCTTAGCGATGTAAAAGAACTAAACAGTGGCGATGCAGTTGTATTAGGACAAACTTATGTTACACACCAGCCGCAAATAGATACAAAAGAAGTAGATGCTATTAGAATATTTGCAAAGAAATATGCAAGTGCAATTGATAGCTTCCTTGCTCCTGTACAAGGTTTAAGTGATATGAAAAATATCATCTATACATATGTAAACCAAAGCAGTAGAGCACAGCAATTACAACAACTTGACAAAAACTTTTTTAGTTGGTTGCAAGGTAGCAAAGTAAGTGCTAACAAACAAGCAAAAATTAAAGCAATGAGTGATGAAAATCCTAAAGCATTGCCTGCAATTTTTAGTCTTGTAAAACAAATAATGACAGCAAAGGATCACATTATACAACAGCTTGATGATGCTCCTGCAGATGTAAAACAAAGCACCAAAGGCGAAAAAGGCGGTGAGGGCTATGTAGCACTAGGCAGTAAAACTAAACTAGTACCAAGACAAAGGTGGCAACCGTCATGAAGATAAGAAGTTTATTTGAAGCATCAAAGACAGCAGTTCTTGCGTTTGGAAGAATGAACCCTCCTACAATTGGGCATAAAAAATTAGCCGATAAAGTAGCAAGTATTCCTGGTGATCCTTATATTTTTGTAACACAAAGTCAAAAACCAAAAACAGATCCATTAGCATTTGCAGATAAATTAAAATTTGCACAAGCAAGTTTTCCAAATGTTAAAGTAGGCAGTAGCGATGTAAAAACGATTATACAAGCACTACAAAAAATTGAAGCTATGGGATATGATAGTATTGTATATGTTGCAGGCAGTGATAGAATACAAGATTTTACTACACTTATTAACAAGTACAATGGCAAAGAGTATAACTTTAAAGATATTCAAGTTGTAAGTGCAGGAGAGCGTGATCCAGATGCAGAAGGCGCCGAAGGTATGAGCGCAAGTAAGATGAGAGCAGCAGCAGCTACAGATGACTTTGATAGTTTTAAACAAGGTGTTGCTAATCCAAAGATTGCCCAACAAATGTATGACGCAGTACGTAAAGGTATGGGGGTAACTGAGGTGTTTGGTTTTGCTACTAAGACCCCTAAACGTACAAGTATAAAGAAGAAGCCTGAAAAGTTTGACGAACCAACTGTTGCAGATAAAATTGCTGCAAGAAGAAAAGCAGCAGCAAAGGGTGACAAAGATGCTTGGAAAAGTAAGAAAGCATTAGAAAAAGCTCCTCCGGGCAGAGAAAAACAAGTTAAAAAACTAAAAGGCAAGTTTGACGATCCTGGTGCACCTTATGCTATTGCTTGGGCACAGCATAACAAACATGGAAAGCCTAAAAAGAAAACTAACGAAGGTTACAAGCTACAGTTAGAGCGTGACACCGATATGATGGTATTAAACATTGTTGACACTGCTACAGGCAGACGTACAGAAGTGCGTGGTAAGCCAGGTTACGAAACAGGCAACTATGATCCTAATGACAAGTTACACATGCTATTAGATAAAATTGGTAAAGCTGCTGATATTTCACAACTAATGAATGGCGAGCCTGTAGGTATTAATCCAAAACACCCACAAGGTGCTAGTGCTAAGGCTGCTACTGATAAAGCATATAGCGAAAACTTTGCTGACGGTAAGAAAAAAGGCAAAAGCAGACCAGGGCGTGTAAAACGTTCAGGTGCAAGTTGTAATGGTAGTGTAACAGCACTACGCAAACGTGCTAAGAACGCAAGTGGTGAGAAGGCTAAAATGTATCACTGGTGTGCTAATATGAAAAGCGGTAAGAAAAAGAAATGACCCAAGAAGAACTAGAACACTATATAGCTAAGTATAAAGAACACGAAGCACGTAGAGCTAGTACCAACGAAAGAAATGCATACTGGAATGAATATAGAAGATCTAAAGAAACTAGCAGGGATCAGTGAATTTAAAGGATACACTGAATACACTCTAGAAGATTTTAGCGATGCTGCAAATGCTAATCGTAAGAAAGAACGTGAGCAAAATATCAAACCAGGCACCGACGAATGGTTTAAACTATGGTTTAGTCAGCCTAAGATGCAAGGCAAAGGATTTAGAGGCCGCAAATGAAAATAGACGATTTATTTGAAGATGGACGTATTGTAAAAGGTGTTAACACTACTCCTGATGTTGGTGTTAATCAAACTAGTATTGAAGCAGCAAAATTAGGCTTTAAAGTAGACAAAGATGGTAAGCCGCCTACATTAAGTAGTAAGGTAAAAGGCAAGTCAACTAATGTGCTTTTTAACTTAGGAATGACCGAAGATACTACTCCGCGATATACTGCGGCTGAATGGGCTATTATTGAAGGCGGACACACGCTTGAGGAACCTGAAGAAAAAGTAAAGTTATTTGATTGGACTAAATACTAACATGAGACTAAGAGAGACCTTTAAAGCGCCTGCATTTCATTTGTTTATTGCTGATTTACGTATTAGACAAAAGTATTACTCGCAAGCTATCAAAGTGCAAGCACAAGCACGTAATGCTATTGAAGCTAAAAAGCAACTAATGGCACAATATGGTCCTGAGACTAAAATTATTTCAATTAGGCGAAGCAAATGATTATAAGCGAAATTACAGGTGGCAGTAAAGCTGGGCATCAAGCCAAAGGCAAAGATCCAATGCCAAAAGCAAAGCCTGGTCGTACCAAACATCCTTTAAAAGGTAAACTAGTAGGCGAAGCACAACTAGACGAAGCAGCACCAATTATTGCAGCAGCAATATGGCTAATCAAGTTTGCAGCGGCACGAGGAGCATGGCCTATTATTAAATGGCTGCTAAAAAGACACGGTGGCAAAATTGGCGCAGGAGCAGCCGCAGCATATTATATCGACCAAGGCTGGGATTGGGTAATATCTCAAATTGGTGAAGAATATGCACAGATGCTTATTGATAACAAATTTGAAATTGGAATGGCAGTAGCACTTATACTAGGTGCAGTTGCTCTTAAAAAGTTTGTTGAGAGAAAAGGCGAAGCATTAGTAGCCAAATATCAAGAAGAATCAATGTACGAAACAACAAGTGCTGGTGCAATTGCTGCAACCGGAAACGGGTTTGCAGGTGGCGGCCCAGGAAATATGCTACGTAGAGGTGCAGCACCAAAACGTAGAACAAAAAAGAAAAACAGATAAATAGTAGTAACCGGAGAATACTATGACAGATAAAAAACTTGCAGAACGTGATGTAGACGATAACTTCAACATCAATCCAAAGCACAAAGCTATTGCCGCACTAGGCAGAAAAATGATTGACATGAGTTCAAGAATGACAGGAACTGATGACAACACACTGATGATGGCAAATGCATTATCAAGACTAGGCGAATCACTTGAATCCTTTGGAGCAAGTTTTGGTCCAAAGAGTATGTCTGATGTTGTTAAAATGACAGGTATGAGCCAAGACGTTATTCAAATGTTAATTGGTAAAGCAAAAGCAGACAAAGATGCTTCAACTAATCGTGCAGCTGAACCAGCAGAAGGCAACAAGTTTTCCGGAGAACTTAAAAAAGCCAAAGACTCAGGCAAGGACGAATTTGAAGTAGATGGCAAAAAGCATAAAGTAAAAGAAGGTCTTGCCGATATGGCAGACATGGCAGAACGTGATCACGAAGTACAAATGGCACGTGCCGAATTATACAAAATTGCAAAGTATTCAATCAAACTACACGAAATTCTAAAAGGTGTAAGTGAAGCCGAAGGCATCGAAGGTTGGATGCAATCAAAAATTACCAAAGCAGCAGACTATATCGGCAGTGTGTATCACACACTAGACTATGATAAATCACCAATTGCAGCAACCGAAAGTCACAAGTTTACAATGGATGAAAAAGATGTTGTAAAATACAAAAACAACTTAGGTTCAAAACTTTCAGAAGCCAAAGGTACATGCAACGAATGCGGCAAGCCAAGCTATACTACACTACCCGAAGAAAAGCAAAAAGGCGTTGACGGCAAGGTATGTTGGAAAGGCTACAAGCGTATGGGTACTAAGAAAAAAGGCGGCAAAACTGTAGACAACTGCGTTAAAATGTAGTATGGAAGACAGTGCCGAGGACTTTGTTTGGCTTAGTATCAACCCAGATAACATTTGGGTAATGGACAAACTTATACTTGCTCGTAAATTAAAATATAATAGTGGCCCGGTCGGACTCGATGTTCCGCATCCGGGCTTTTATATTGTACGTCCTTGTGTTAATATGCTAGGCTTAGGGCTGGGCGCACAAAAAGTATGGATTGAGAAAGAAACAATGCATCTTCCAGTAGGACATTTTTGGTGTGAATTCTTTGAAGGCAATCATTATAGTGTAGATTATTTTGAAGGTAATCAAATGCTATGTGTACAAGGACACAAGCCCGAAGATACATTTACCAAATGGACTGATTGGAAACGAGATGATAAGAAATTTACGTTTCCTACATTGCTAAACGAATTAGTCAAACAGCATCCATGGATGAACTGTGAATTTATAGGTGGCAAACTAATCGAAGTACACTTGAGACGCAACGAGGACTTTGACGGCAATATTAATCATTTTATTCCAGTCTGGGAAGGCGAAGATATAACTCCTCCAACTGGATATTCATATAAAGATTATCCTGATGTACACGGACGTATAGGTGCATTTATTCGTTGACAAACTGCAACTAATCGTATATAGTATAAGAAACACATAGGAGAAATATATGAGCGACAGAGTATACGGTCAAGAAGAAAAAGCCAAACTAGAACGTCTAGTTAAAGAAGGTGTAACTGTTCTACAAGAAATTGAAGATCTACAAGGTGGACTAAAAGAAACCGTAAAAGCAGTAGCAGAAGAACTAAATGTAAAACCTTCTCTTATTAATAAAGCAATCAAAGTAGCACAAAAACGTGACTGGAGTCGTGTACAAGACGAGTTTGAAGACCTCGAAACTATTGTTGCAACAACTGGGTATGACAGTGACGCATAATAAATGTTTTCACTGGGTGTAGTACAATTTTATATTAGTCATACTTGTAATCTAGCGTGTCCAGGGTGTTTGAGTTTTAATAACTATAACATTTCTGGACACGATCTTTTTGAAGACTACAAAAACGATTCTATAGCATGGAGTAAAATATTAGATCCAATTGATATGAGCATCATCGGCGGCGAGCCTATGAGCAATCCAGATTTACACAATTGGGCTATAGGATTACGTTCAATATTTCCGTATTGCAAAGATTTTAAAATATGTACAAACGGACTTCTTATAGATAAGTGGAAACATAATCTCGTTGAATGGTGGAACGCAGGTATTGTTGTCGAAGTAAATGCACATACACCAGAACATTTTGCAAAAGCTGAACGAGACATTGAATCAGTTATTGGTAACAAAAATATAACAAAAGTTACTAGTGCAGAATTAACAAATGTTCCAAAATATTATAAAACTGATTACACTGTATTTTATGTACAAGACGGTCGTGTAGTTGCTATGATAGCTGAAGAGTTTGATTTTTATCAATGGGGATCAAAAGATCATAACAACAATCAAATTAATTTTTATAAAAACAATTATGAAGATGCACACAATGCTTGCGACATTAACGATTGTCATTATATTTACAAAGGCAAACTTTACAAATGCGGAACATTAGTTGGAGCACAGGCACTTGTTAAAAAATATGCAATAGAACCTAGTGCTGAAAAACTAATAAAAAAATACAAACCATTAGAGCATAGCGATAAAAATATATCACACAAAGTATCAAGGCTAACATCAGATGCAATCAAACAATGCTCGTTGTGTCCTATAGAGCCTAAGTATACTACAATAACCAATAATGATGTTAAGAAGGTCAGAGCCCCAACTAAATACTCTGATAGCTAATAAAGGAAAAATACATGAAACAAGGACATATTGAACCATGTTGGCAAGGACAACAATTTTATAGTTTACCATACGAAAGTGCAGGAGGCTATGGAGGCGATGAATATATCAAATATGGACACGATCCTTATAAAGTTATTATCAATAATGATGTATATGTAGGTCCTAAAGACATTATGCCTGAATTTTGGAAAGGTGTAGTTGAGCAGCTACCAGACCACGATCACTTTGAGGTTGCAATTTACAGAACGCCGCCTGCTAACATTCTTCCTTTACACAAAGATATGTATGCAAACTTTATGAAGATGCATAATATTACAGATGTAAACACTATTACACGTTATATTGTATTTTTAGAAGATTGCAAACTAGGTCATTATTTCCACGTAGAAGATACATGCTTGTGTGATTGGAAAAATGGCGACTGGATTAGCTGGACAGGTAGTGCGCCACATGCTGCATACAATATGGGAATTGAACATCGTTTTACAATGCAAGTTACTGCTTTTGATAGATGAAAGTAGTATATGGTGCTGACAAAGATGGAGTCATTGAGTCTGACTTAAAACAGATCTATGCTCCTACAGAACAGCACTTTTTATACTATTCAGAAGAAGGTCGTAATATTAAAGATTTACAGGGTGCAATAACAGATAATAATTGTAAATATTTTTGGCATTGCAATCATTCAGATCCATATGTCGGCACAAAGGATTATCACATAACTTGGCCTGAATTTGATATGCTACTTAGTATCCAACCATTAGTACAACAAAGACAATCACCTACACACTTGTATTTTAGTCAACAAAAGTCATTAGGTTATCATCGAGATTTGTTAATGAATCTTTTGTATAGACAAAGACTATTATCAAAAGGTCTTGTAAGTTATGCAGAAGACTCAGGACCTAATGAAGACCATTTAACAATTAAATACATAAAAGATTCACAAAAATTTAAATTTAATAAATCCTGGCACAATAACATTCACAAATGGTTTCCTAGTGATAGTCATGATGACAGTTTAATATGGAATATAGAAGATAACCCACCGCCGCCTATTAGCACATGGTACAAGTCTTGTTTTAATATTATTACAGAAAGTTATTATGATATTGAGGCAAAAGATACTAGTTTACTTACAGAAAAAACATACAGTTGTTTACTACATGCCCAACCTTTTATTATTGTAGGATGCCAAAACATACATAAAAAAATAGAAGACGAAGGATATAAATTATATACAGATGTATTTGATTATTCTTTTGATAAATTACCAACTATAGAAGCACGAACTGAAGCAATAGTAAAACAAATAAAAAACCTGAAAATAAACATGTTTAAATCAACTATAGAAACTGCTAAGTATAATCAAACTATATTCTTAGACAAGGTAAAAAGATTACAATTACCTAGTATTTTAACTAGTGAAGATTACGTGTTCTGCCCAGAAGCACAACGACATAAAGAAAAAATATTAAAAATAAAAAAATATGCGGACAATATGTAATGGCAGTTGTTGTAGGATTTACTAACGATCAACAGCCCGAAGCAAACTTGGCGGAAATATGCGATATAGTTGACGAACTACATTTGTTTTACTATATGGAAGAAGGTTACGACTCAAACTGGATAATTGACTACGTTCGAGACAAGAGATTTACACGTTTTGTTAAGCAAGGAAAACTAAAGTGGCACTGTACTCATATGGATCCGTACACTACTAAAGAACCAATGCACTACGAGTTCCCGGGATACATGCGACTTACTGGTATACAGCCTACAAACTATAATAAAAGTATTGATAGACTATTTTGTTGTCAACAACAATCGCTTGGATATCATAGAGACTATTTACTGGATAAATTATACGACAATCGACTACTAGAAACTGGCTACGTAAGTTACAGTCAAATAGCAGTAGGTGACGATGACGATAGCTTACATAAAAGATACTTAGAAAGCGTAAAAAATAAGCCGCTGCATAGAAACTGGGAAGGAAAAATTGTAAAATGGTTTGATTATGCTAAACACGACCCAGTATTAGTTTACGACTATTTTGATAACCCGCCACCACCGCTTGATGTATGGAACAAAAGTGCTTTTAATTTAGTTACTGAAAGTTACTACGATATACCTGTTGTAGATACTACATTGTTAAGTGAAAAAACTTACAGTTGTTTGTTTCAAGCACAGCCTTTTTTACTTGTAACATGTAAAAACATGCACAAACACTTAGAAGATGAAGGCTATAAATTACACCATGATGTATTTGATTATAGTTTTGACGCACACAATACTATCGAGCAACGTATAGATTCAATTGTAAATCAAGTAAAAGATCTAAATAACAGTACAGCATTACACAATACATTAGAAAAAACAGCAAAACATAATCAAAAGGTGCATATAAAGAAAATGAAAAATATGGAATTACCTAGTATATTATATAACGAAAGTTACCAATTTTTAACTAGAGCAAAAAAACTTAGACATGACATACTTTATGCTAAATCGTTTGTTGACAACATTGCCTAAATATGTTACTATAAAGAATAATAAGGAGATCGTATGGCATACGTAGATGCATTTTTTGATAGAGATAGTGATATTATTCGTGTCGTTGAGCGCAAAGATGGAAAGAGACATTTCCATGAATATCAGTCAAAGTATACTTGGTATTACGAAGACCCGCGAGGCAAATACAAAAGCATTTATGGCGATCCACTAACTAGAGTTGTGTGCAAGAGTACAAAAGACTTTCGAAAAGAACTTGCTATTAACAAAGGCAAGACAATGTTTGAAAGTGATGTGAATCCAATCTTCCAGTGTTTAAGTGAAAACTATCTTAATCAAGATGCGCCTAAACTAAACGTAGTGTTTTGGGATATTGAGACAGACTTTGATCCAGAGCGTGGCTTTGCTCCAGTTGAAGATCCGTTTATGCCTATTACTGCTATTACTGTACACCTACAATGGCTAGATATGCTAGTAACAGTTGCTATGCCGCCCAAAGGCTTGCCGATGGAAGAAGCAGAAGCAATGTGTAAACAACGTTGGGGTGAAAGTTGCTTACTATTTCCAAACAGCGAAGCAGGCGAGCAACAGATGTTATCAACGTTCTTAGATCTTATCGAAGACGCAGATATTCACAGTGGATGGAACAGTGAAGGATATGATGTTCCTTATACTGTAAATAGAATTAAACGTATTTTAAGCAGTGATGACACACGTCGATTCTGTCTGTGGGGACAAAAGCCCAAGCGTAGAGAATATGAAAAGTTTGGTAAGACAAGCGAAACGTATGATACTATTGGAAGAGTACATATGGACTATCTTAACTTGTATCGCAAGTACACATATGAAGAACGTCACACATATAGACTAGATGCTATTGGTGAAATGGAAGTAGGCGAGAACAAGACTGTATATGAAGGCACACTTGATCAGTTATACAACAACGACTTCGAACGTTTTATTGAATACAACAGACAGGACGTTGCACTACTAGACAAACTAGACAAGAAACTACGTTTTATTGATCTTGCTAATGAAATTGCGCATGATAACACTGTGCTACTACAAACAACAGCAGGAGCAGTTGCAGTTACAGAGCAAGCAATTGTTAACGAAGCACACAGACGTGGGCTACAAGTACCAAACAGAAAGAACCACGAAGGCAATACAGCGGCAGCAGGTGCATACGTTGCGTTTCCAAAAAAAGGCGTACACGAGTGGATCGGTTCGATGGATTTGAACAGTCTGTATCCAAGTATTATTCGTGCAATGAATATGGCACCAGAAACTATTATAGGACAGATACGTTTAGATCTTACAGAAGAGTTTTTGCACAACGCAACTACACTTGAAAAGAAAAGTTTTGCAGGTGCTTGGGAAGGCAAGTTTGCTACATTAGAATATGATGCTGTAATGGAACAGCGTAAAGATGTGCCTCTTACACTTGAACTAGAAGACGGAACAGAGCATGTATTAAGTGGTGCCGAAATATGGAAACTTATTTTTGATAGCAATCAACCTTGGATGCTTAGTTCAAATGGTACTGTTTTTACAACAGAAATTGAAGGTGTTATTCCCGGATTGCTAAAACGTTGGTATAGCGAACGTAAAGAACTGCAAGCAATGCTTAAAAAAGCCAAAGATGCAAAAAATGATGCAGAGATCGAATACTGGGACAAGCGACAGTTGGTTAAGAAGATTAACTTGAACAGTTTGTATGGTGCTATTCTTAATCCAGGCTGTAGATTCTTTGATAAACGTATTGGACAATCAACTACACTAAGCGGCAGAACTATTGTTAAGCATATGAGTGCCGAAGTAAACAAAGTTATTACAGGCGAATATGACCATGTTGGTAAAGCAATGATATATGGCGATACTGACTCTTGTTATTTTAGTGCATATCCTGTACTAAAAGATGATATTGACAAAGGCAACATTCCTTGGGATAAAGACAATGTAATTACACTGTATGATCAAGTATGCGAACAGGCAAACACTACATTTCCGCAGTTTATGTTAGATGCATTTCACTGTCCAAGATCACGTAGCGATGTTATTGCAGCAGCAAGAGAGATTGTTGCAGAAACAGGATTGTTTATTACTAAGAAACGTTATGCAGCACTAGTGTATGACATCGAAGGCTTTAGAAGTGACAGCGACGGCAAAAGAGGCAAAGTAAAAGCAATGGGCTTGGACTTGAAGCGCAGTGATACTCCAGTTTTCATGCAGGACTTCTTAAAAGATTTGCTCGATATGGTACTAGATAAAAAGCCTGAAAAAGAACTACTTGATGCTATTAGTGAATTCCGTAAAGAGTTTAAAGAAATGCCCGGGTGGGAAAAAGGCGCACCAAAACGTGCAAACAAGATTGGACACTACAGACGCTTAGAAGAAAAGCAAGGCAAAGCAAACATGCCAGGGCATGTAAGAGCAAGTCTTAACTGGAATACATTGAAGCGTATGAATGGAGACAAGTATTCGCAAGAGATTGTAGATGGTATGAAAGTTATTGTTTGCAAACTAAAGCAAAATCCACTAGGTTATACAAGTGTTGCATATCCTACAGATGAATTGCGTATTCCAGAATGGTTCAAGGAACTGCCGTTTGATGGAGATGCAATGGAAGAGGTTATTATTGATAATAAACTAGGCAACCTTATTGGTGTGCTTAACTATGACTTAGAAAGCACAAAACAAAAAACAACATTTAACACTTTATTTGAATGGGATTAAGATTGGATTTATATAAACATCCTTATGGTCTTTGTGTGTCAGTTGACAAAGATAATGTTATTGTACGCATACCAAAAAATGCTTCGAGCTTGGTAGCTAACTATGGCCTAGAACGAAATTGGTTTTATGTTGGAAATGAATTACATCTTGTAAAACCAAAATTTTTTCATGTTGTGTTAAGAGACCCAGTCGAGCGTTGGATTAGCGGAGTTCTTGAATTTCAACAAAGAAAAAAATATCCTGTAATAAAATTTTTAGAAATTTTAAAAAAAATTGAGTTTGACGAACACACAGTTCCGCAATACAAATTTTTACCAGCTTATGGAAAATTATACTTTTATAATATGGATGATGGAGGTTTAGATATATTATTAAAACATAAATTTAAGCTATTTCCACAAATACGACCATTGCCTAAAATTAATTCTACTAAAGAAACCAAGAAGAGAGAAATTCAAAATAGAATAATAGAAGCAATGGATGAAAGTCTTGTTAATGATATTAAGGAATATTACGCAAAAGATTACAAATTAATAAAGGAGCATTTACATTGAAAGTAGGATTTACATGTAGTACATTTGATTTACTACACGCAGGACACGTACAAATGTTGCGTGAAGCAAAAGAACAATGTGATTATTTACTAGTTGGACTACAAATGGATCCAAGTGTAGATAGAGAAGAAAAAAATGCACCTGTACAAAATATTGTAGAAAGATATA